TGTGAAGATGATAATGAATGCGACGTTCAAAGTCCGGGATTTGAACGTTCTTTTTTAATGGCAATTATTGAAGCTGATGTAGCACTTGATTCTGATATAAATGATTATCTAACAAATGTATTACATCTTCCAATTGAAATTCATCAAAATCCTGTAACGCATTTTCTTGAAACAAATAGCAAAAAAAGAGCACAATCAATACTTGATAAAGAATTTGCTGAATATTATCAAAATTATTTAAATGTAATGGAAGAAATTGATCAATTATTATTATTGAAAGATAGAGAAGTAAAAGATATACCTATTAGCAAATTAAGAGAAATATTAGAAAAATACCTGGAAGTAGTTATTGCTTTTTGCGTTTATATTAATAGTAATGATGATATCAAAAAACATTTTCAACTTGGATGTAAAAATTTAAAAAGTCTTAAAAAAATAAAAACTAAATAAAGTAAATGGACTATCTACAATTTTTACCTAAAAAAATAGTTGAAAATATTCAACAAAATTATGTTGTAACGAATAATATAGAAATCAATCATAGTTATGCTATTTACAAGAATAAAGAATTTGTTGAAAATATTACTATTAAAAATATAATGGATAATGATATACATATTTTATACGTAGTAAAAACGTTGTCTAAAGATTATACTAAAAACGAAATAGTTCCAAAAGATAAAGTTATTTTTTTTAATAAATTATCAACAAATCTAGATAAAAAAATGGATGATAAGTCAAAACAACGACTAAAACATTTCTTTAATAAGAACTATTTAAAGAAATATTAGTATATATTTATAAATGATGAACATACAATCAGCTAATAAAATTTCTACTGAAACTTTACAACTATTTAAAAAAGTATTAGAAGATGATCTGAAAACATACGCAAATAAAATATCGATTGAACAAAATATTAACATTAATGAACTATTAGAATTAATACCGGGCATTTTATCTAAACCAATTATGGATAAAATTAATCTAAGATATTTAGATACAAGTAATATGAAATATAAAAAAGAACTTCATCGATTTAGTGTATTAGATTTAAAAGAAATAGCTAAAACTAATAATGTAAAAACGAGTGGTAATCGAAATGATTTAATAAACAATATTAGTGAAAAAATAGGTCTTATTGACCATACTATTGAGGAATTAGAACAATCTAAATCTTTTAAAAGCAAACCAATAAAAATTAAAAAAAAAAATTCTCCCGATAAAAATCTAGATTCTACTCCATCGCATTACATTTCTGACAGTGATTAGTTTTTATCCAATCATCTCTTTTTTGGATAAATTCTATACATATTAATTTATTCTTTTCTTCTTTATTATAATCATCCAATAGTTCTTTGGTTAATAAATTTCTATTAAAAGGATCAAAATTATTTTCAACTAAGTGAGCCTCTATTACTTCTCTATCTACAATAATTTTACTATCTGGTAATAATACTGGATTTCTAATAGGAGTAAATAATAATGGGTCTAAAAAACATTCCGGCAAATCATCTGGTAAAAAAATATCATTGCTACGAACACGAGCTAAACGTAATTTTTCAAATAAATTCATAGATAATTCATTATCCATTAAATTTAAATACTTCTCTAAATCACCATAATAACAAAATATCATATTAACAATATTATCTATATCAAAAACTTTATCTATTGTTAGTGAAAATGGTTTTATAATATTATCCAAAAATAATATCCAAATATGACTAACATTATTTATTTTCCTTTTAATAGTTTGACTATTATTATCATAATTATTCTTTAAAATAGCATAATAATACTTAATTAAATGATATTTGATATCCGTTTCTTTTAATAATTCATTATCTTCAACTATGAACTTATTGACCAATAATATACGCAATTTTAAACGAGATAAATAATTCATACAATTTTTTTTAAAATTTTCATATATAATAAAATTAGTTTGGTCTAATTGTTTACTAGAAGATATTAAATATTCAAGAGTGCTATCAACATCATTAAATAATATTATTACGAATTGTTTATTGGTTATTTTATAATCATAGTTTGCTGATATTATTTCTAATATATTTGTTTTATAAAAAAATTTTTCTAAATACATATCAACACCCGATAATTTATCTATATAAATATATATATCACACAATTTATCATATAATTTTATAAAATTATCATCTAAAATATTCGATGGCTTTATTTCACAAAATTTTTCTAATAAATAAATTATTTTTATTAATTTAATAGTTATATATGGATTATTTATTTTCTTATTAATCACCAAATTGCTAATAACTCGATAGACTGATTTTTTAAAAACGGTTGATAACTTATTATGATTTTTATCTATTAAATTATCTAGGTAATATAGTAGTTCTGATATTATTTCTTCATCTATGTTGATAAAAAAATCTGAACAAATTAAATCATACATATAATTAAAAAATGTTTCATAATAAATAGAATTATCTAAATATTTATTATTTGATGATATATATATATTGTAATTATCTTTTAATAATGGATTCAAGGTAGATTGAATTGTTGAATTATGATTTTGTTGTAACAAACTATAGAATGATATTCGATAATATTCATACATTAACCAATATAATTTAGTATTATTAGATACAAGTTTATTATTATTATTTTGAAAACTTAAATATATTTGCTCTTTATAATTATCATCATCTGTTACATTTGCTAATATATTACTAATGACTACTGATATATTTAACACAAAACTATAGGTATTAATATTATCAACAAAATAACATTGATTACTAACACGCGTTTTACCCTCATTCTTTTTTAATATATAGTAAAAAAAATCTATTATCTGTTCCGGATATTTTTTATATAAATTATGAAATAAAATGATAGAATTTTCAATACAATTTTTTTGATTCATAATGAATTGATCTATTGGTATTTCAATATTAGCATCTAAGGGTGAAATAATTTTACCTAACAATGAATTTGTCTCTAAATCAATTGTATTTAAAGAGTGATTTACAAAATAACGATTAAAAAATACTGGATGACTAATAAAATAAATAAGTATATCTTTATGAACATTTTTATTTTTGTAAATTTTTATTTCAATGATTTTTACTAATTTATCACGTAATTTTATAGACAAAGAGTTATATACATAATCAAACATATTTAAAATCCAATTATTATGATTGTCTATAAATATATCATAATCCATTTGATTAAAAAAACAAAAACCAAAAGTTGTCAAATAATTTTTACAAGAATTCATTTCATTTTTTGTAAATGTTGATATATTTTCATGTCTAACACAAAAATCTAACATATCACTAAATTTTAACCACATCTTTTTAAAATAATCTATATTGTCTTTATTATATATCATTTGTAATAAATTTAAATCTAAATTATTTTTAAAACCAAATAAATAGCATTTGTCATACATTTAAGATGTTATATCTTATATTGTTTTTTTTATATATTTAGATAATTAGATTTATATCGTTAGCTAAATGTTTGCTAAAAAAATTTGATAGGTATTATCATGTTTAGCCCTAAACTAAATATGTACGCACGCAAATGGCAATGGTTAACAACGGACCCAGCTCGAACACACGCTCCAAGAATCCGAACATTAAGGTGGATTACACTGCTTTAGACAAGATATCAACCAAATCGGCCCCAGAACAACCCATCGCACCTATCCAGGAAAAGACAAAATCTGGTTCAACCCGAACCAGAAAAGCAGACAAAGTGAACGCTTTCATTAGCATGCTTACAAATTCAGGTGGGGCGTCTTCCAGTGGAAGTTCATCTGAATGGGAGACGGTCTCAGATGAAAGCGTTGAATCTTGGACCGACAACTACAATGATGAAGAACTCGAATTTTTGGAAGGTCTTGATGAAACCGAACGCAAAGCACTCATTGACCTCGAAACAGAAATCAGGGAATCGAAAAAACCTGAAATGCCAGTTCGGTTCAAAATTCTCAAATCGAGTCTTAGCCAAGGTGCTAAATATCTTGTTTTGAACAAGTTGGATCAGATGGACTGTTTTGAAGACCACAAGATTCAACAATGGGTGGATGGATTGTCCACTATTCCTTTCGGTAAGTTTGCTGCTCCAATTGTAACACTTGACCAGGGTCGTTCCGCAGTTTTCAGTTTTCTCAAGCAAGCTAACACCTTTATGAATAACAGCATCTTTGGACACAAAGAAGCCAAGGCTCAAATCTTGGAATACATTGCGCAATACATCACAAATCCAAGGTCAAATGGTAAATGTCTTGCGTTACAAGGCCCGCCTGGCAATGGAAAGACAACGCTTGTCCGAAATGGAATAGCAAAAGCAATCGGTCGACCTTTTGCTCAAATCAGTCTGGGCGGAGCAAATGATGTAAGCGTCCTAACTGGTCATGATTTTACCTATGAGGGAAGTCAATGCGGCCGCATCTGTTCCATTTTACGTGAAACTGGTATCATGAATCCCATCATCTATTTTGATGAATTGGACAAGGTTAGCACAACTCACAAAGGAGATGACATCTACAATTTCCTTTGTCATTTGACTGACTTTAGTCAGAACCATGTCTACCATGACAAATACTATGATGGCATTGACCTTGACCTTTCAAAAGCGATTTTCATCTTCAGTTTCAATGACATCACCAAGATCAATCCAATTTTGATGGATCGTCTTCACGTGATTCAAACCAAGGGTTTCAACACAGTTGAAAAATCATCCATCGCAAAAGACTATCTCATCCCTGACCTGATGAAAGATATTGGTTTGAAGATGGAAGACATTGGTTTTGAGGATGATGTTCTTGTTGATATCATCAACACCCACTGTCGAGATGAACAAGGCGTGCGCAAATTAAAGCGTATTTTGGAGGGAATGTTGACTAAACTAAACATTTTACAGTTCTCAAAATTAGAAGAGGAGTCAATCGATTTACCCTACGACATTCCCGGACTGACTTTTCCACTCACTATCAATCACAAAATTGTCAGCAAACTTGTTGCGGAAGACTCAAGTTATAAACCGCACCAGTCAATGTATTTATAAATTATTAGTAAAAGATTCAGTAAAACTATTTTTTTTTACTAAAAATTTGAAATTTTTATATTCATTATTATATTATAAATAATGAATTTTACAATACATTGTTCTCAAGGCTTAATACATACACATTTAATAGAATTATTAACATCAAACGGATGGAAATATATACCTTTTGAAGAAATTACACCAATGATTAATATTGATTTTGCCTGGATAGGTGGAACAATTGGAGGGGAATATTTAAAGTTTGATGAAAGAGTGTATTCAATAAAAACAACTTTGAAAAATTTAATCTTTGGTAGTGGAGTGAAAGGTGACTATAAAGATAAAGATACGGTTACCAATAAATATGAACTATATTACAATATATGCCGCTTATCACCAGAATTAGGAAAAAAATATATGTGTGAAAGCTATGACTTAAAACGACTTACGTATTTACAACAGAACCAAATACTAATAGCTCGACCCGTTGGTGTAGGAACAGGAGGCGGAAATGGCATTAGTATGATAACGAATGATAATGAATTAATTCAAACCAAGTTTTCTTTAACTCGTAAATATAAACATATTATAGCATCGGAATATATAACAAATCCATTATTAATAGATAACAAAAAATTTCATCTAAGAATGTATTGGATGGTTTATCCAGATAAAAAGTATAACTATACTTCTAGTCTACATAAAGTTGGTAAAATAATAACGGCATTATATCCATATAAAAATAATGATTGGCATAATAAAAAAATTCATGATAGTCATTTTAGTTCAACTATTAAAAATAGATATTTTCCACAAGATTTAGATTTAACGATTGAAATTAAAGATAATTTATACCAACAAATGAATGAAATATTAGACATAGCTTTTCAAGTGTTATTACCTAATATTAAATGCTATGACGATACAAAATATGGATTTGAGGTTTTTGGGTGTGATTTTATGATAACTACAGATTATGTTGTAAAATTAATAGAAATTAATGCAAAACATGACTACGGAGTAAATGATTTAAAAAAAGAAAATCCGAATGAATATGTCTATTTTTGTAAAGAATTCTATAATTGGATTTATGATAAAGCACTCTTATCTATATTTAATGACACTTAG